CCAAATCCACCCTTCCATCCCAAGCCCCCTGCCCTGTCCAGGGCGTTAGAAGACCGGGGGGAGGGAGTCGGCCCTGCCCCCCGGTTGCCGTTACATCGCGCGGCGCACCCACTTGTAGACCTTGATGCCGACCAGCACGGTCAGCACGGCACCACCGATGGCGGCGATGGGGGCCGCAGCGCCCTGAATCGCCGACACCACGTTGCCCACGTCGACGCCACCACCGCCGCCCGAAGCGAATGCCGGCGCCGAGGCCAGCGCGGCGGTACCAACAGCCGCGAGTGCGGCACCCTTGCCCTTCAGGGCGTTGAACATCTTGCGCATGTGTCCTCCTAGGACTGTTCGATTTTCTTGCGGATGAGCCGGAACACGTACGCGACAGCCCACAGGAGCGCGATCTTTGCGCCGATGGCCTGTGCATCCTCAATCGGCAGTTCCGGCAGCAGTGCCGGCTGAGGAATCCAGATCACAGCCGTGCAGGTCCCCGTGGCCGTGTCCAGGTCGGCCTCGCGGCACGCGGGGATCAGCACGGCCATGGGTTACGGCTTCACCGGTGCGGCTGCAGCCTTCGCCTGCAGCGGAACGAGGTCCACGTAACGCTTCAGGACGAGATCGCCGTATTGGCTCAGTGCGAAGGACTGCGGGTCGATGTCGTACTCACCCGGGGTGTACGGCGGGCGCGAGCCGAGGCCGACACGGAACGGCAGTTCGAAGCCGTTGCCCAAGTCGAGGCCAACGGTCTGCGAGCGGTTGATGGTGTTCGTCTTGCTGTTGTGCCGTTCTTCGACGGCAGCGGACTTCACGCGGCAGATAGGCATAGTTCTTCCCTCACGAAACGATGGAGTGCGTCACCCTTGGCAATGCCGCGAAAACGTCCGGGGTGACCATCACGGACGATGCGGGCCTCGCAGAAGTCGGACCATGAATCTCCGAACGCTCCGCGCAGAACACTGAGGGCCGGGCCTACTTGGCGCTCCATCCAGAGCACCATTGCCTCGGCAGAAACTTCGACCTGCTTGCGGATCGTGCGCAGTCGAGTGCACACGCCCTTGATGAGGTCCTGCAAAGCGCTGTACGAACCGCGCAGGTATGCGCCGGGGTTCAACAGCACATCCAGCGGGATTTCCATGTGCTTGCCGTACAGGCGCACTTCCGCACGCACCCAGCGCGAGGACGGGAGGCCTTCGGCCTTGCCCTTTTCATACACGCACAGTTCCTTGTGGCCTTTGCCGCCGACGTACAGCGTGCAGCCGGTGTTGTGGCCTTCATCGGAAATGAAGCGGTGACGCGGAGGGCATCCGCCCTCGGTAAAGCCGCCCTGCGCGGCAACCTCGCGGAGCGCATGCACGTCCAGGCGTTCGCCTTCGTAATCGTCGTGCGCGCAGTCAATGCGAGTGATCTTTGCGTCGAGCATGGCGCACTGCTTGTAGACGCGCGCCCAATCACGAATCCACTTGCAGCCCATGCCGGTCAGGCTCAGGCACACGGTGCTTTTCTTGCCCCCGATACCGACACGGCCAACAACCTCATTTTCCCGGTCGATCAGCACCGCCGACTGCTCGTAGAAGTTCCAGTTCTTCTCACGAATCGCACCGGCAACAACCTCGCCACGGAAACCGAAGATGCGGAACAGCAAGAGGTCCAGCTTCTTGCAGTTCACTTCTTCAAGGGCGGAGAGCGGGACCACAATGGTCAGGTAGTCGATGATTGCGTCTTGCTGACCCTTTTGGCCCGTGTTACTCCCCGGGCCAATCTCCGCCGCCGCCCGCTGCCCCTTTTCACCGGGCGAAAGCGGGGAAAAGCCCCCTGCCCCGCCGTCCACAGCCATCCTGAAGCGAGCGCGATCAACGGCCATTGCACCCCCCTTTGCCGCGCAGGACGAGCACCAGCGACCAATAGAGGCCGGTAAGCAGCACGCCGCCCAGCACGAAAACAACAAGCGGATCACGCATGAACTCAGCGAACATGGGCGGCCTCTCGTTGCTCGGCGAAATGGGCGGCGGCCAGCAGATCGCCGCGCTTGGTGGCAGCGATTTCGGCCTGATAGAGCGTTTCGTGATCCGAGGTCCAGCCGGTTGCGGCCAGTTCGGCGCGTGCCTGGGCTACGAAGGCCGCTTCGTGTGCGCTGCGACGGGCGGACTCCCCACGCCGGTCGAGGCACCACGAAACGAGTTTGGCGCTGCCAATGGATACGGCCACGATGGCCGCCAGCAGCACGAAGGCAATGAACGGATCGATCATGCCGGAAGCCTCGGCTGCTGATGGCGGAGGCATGCCAGCCGCGTGTGATGGCACTTGACGCCGGGGGCGAACAAGCCATCGCCGATCCATCGAAGGTTGTCGCCGGAAAGTCTGGCGAACTCGAAGCCCCTGCACTGCGGGAAGGTGCGCTCCATGACCGGCACCGAGCACAGCTTGTCGTGGAAGGTATCGATGAAGCGCGCCAGCTTGCGCGCCTCGCGGTACTCAGCAGTCCATGCCGCACGTGCGGTGTTCATGCCCAATCCCCTGCCCCAAGCCCCCAAGGGAACCCGCCAGCGGCCTTGGGTGCCGGTGGCGGGGGATTCAAAGACCCTTTGAATCCGGACGTGATTCAATACCCCTTGTAATCCAAAGTCAAGGGGCTTTGAAAACCATGTCAACCATTGATGCGCTGCTGGATGCGGCGAAGGCCGCCACGAAGTCGAGCAATGACTCCGAGCTTGCGAAGGCCTTGGGGATCAAGCCTGCTGCCGTAAGCAACTACAGACGCGGTGTCTCGCTGCCGAATGCCGTCGTGTGCGCAACGCTGGCAGGCCTCACAGGTACTCCGTTGGCGCGGGTGCTGGGCATTGTTGGCGAGGCCAGAGCAATCAGCTCAGATGAGAAGGCCGTTTGGCGAAAGCTCGCCGCCACCGCAATGGCACTGTGCCTGGCTGTTGGATTCGCCCTGCCCCAGAAGGCTCAGGCGGCCGTGCCCGGCTTCGATAACGCCCACGTTGTATACATTATGCGAAATGCTGTATCGGTCGATGGTGGGCTTCGTCGGCTCCGCGTGGCAATGGCTGAGGCTCTGGCTTGGCTCTTGCCTCCCTGCTGGCTCCCCCGACAAGGATGAGCTTGCAGCATGATCGAGATCGATCCGCATGACCGAACTGACCTGACCGGCCCTTGGGCCGGTTTCGGCTTCCAAGCTGGGCACATGTTCACCCCTGAAGGTCACCAGCTGGAACCCTGCGATATGGCCTGGTGGTCTCTGACCTGCAACATAGCGCGGGAATGGCGGCTGATGATGGCCGAGGCTCGCACAGACTTTGCCGAACGATCGGCTCCGGCCCCCGAGGGGTCCCGAGCGGCGAAATCTGGCGTGATCTACCTTGCCGAAGTCCTCAGAATTCGCCGAGAACGGCGGCTGGCCGGATGTGGGCCGGGTTCCGACGCCGAGCCCTCCAAAGTGGTCTACCTGAGCCGTGGGCCAAGGCCCCGCAAGCGCGTGTGAGGCGCTTCCGTAGGGGCGCCGCCCCTACACCCCGAAACTTCACTGCTCGCGGCAACGTTGCCAGCCACCGGCAGGTGCGGAGACCTGTTCCCAACCATTTCGGAGCTTCCGGAACGCTTGGCCGCCAATGCAGGCGAATCCCGAGCGCTTAGCTGCATCGCTCCCGAGTGACGGTAGAGAAACGACGCTACCGGATGGCCCGGGGCGCCCGGCGCGACGTGCTTCGTCCTGGAGAGTGCTCGCCTCAATACTGTCGCAGTACAGCTTCACACCTGGGTGAGGATGATTCGGCCAACGGTACTGCTCGCAGTTGAATGGCGTCGTGGTCTTTGCCATCGAATTGTGCGCGGCCTTCGGGGCTGCTGGGATGGGCTTTGGCGCGGGGCCTCTCGCCGAATGTATCTGCTGCGCTGAAGCTGAGGTGGCAACGGCCAACAGTACGCACAGCGCCCCAAGTCGAATATCCATATTCCCCCCTTGTCTATAGAGGATGGTACTCGATAAACGTGACGCATCACGTCAGAGGCTCGGCGGGTAGGGCTTGGATTCCGGGAACGTGCCCATGGGGCGCTCACCTACGCGCACGATGGTGGCCCCGCTACTGGCCGCCATGACCGCGCCCGCGCCGCCGCCGCTTCCACTCGCTACGCTCGCAGAATCAGCGGCAGCACGGTCACTGTCCAGGCGGTACAACGTTGGCTCTTCCTCGCGCCGGGGTGCTTCCCTCGGCCACGCTGTTGCGACCGTTTCAAACGAACCCGCCGTCAGGCGCACCCCGTATACGGCAACCCTCAGCCGGTAGCCCATCGCAATGAGGGCATCAAAGGTCAACTGATCGACGGTGTTCCCTGAGCCGTCGACCCATTCGACCATTCCCACCGAGCGCTCCCCGAACTGGGCGGTAAAGGCCAACCGAATCCGATTCGCCTGCGTCATGGCGGCCACATAGCGCTGCTCGACGGTCATCCCGGCCAGTGGATCGGCTGCGGGCACTGCAACGGCCGCGGCCGGCACAGCGCCGGTGCTGATGGGCTTATGGGCGCCCTGCCCCTGCGTTGCCTTGGCGCCTGCCGGGGCTTCTACAGCAGCTTCCGGCTCATCGTCGCCCATCATCCTGATGAAGTAGCCGCCGAACGCCCAGATGCCAACCACAAGGCCCACGGCAGCAATGGCGATCTTGGGCGCAAGCTGCTTCCAGATGTTGGTACCGCCTTCCTCGTACACCTCTGCATTCACTGCGCCGACCGCATAGCCGTGATACAGCGGATAGATGGCCGGATCGTACTTCAGCGTCTTGCCGCCGACGACCTCGAATTTGCCCGGGCTGGTGGTGTGGTAGTACGTGACCCGGTAGCGAGATTTCAGGCCTACGGCGGTGAGCTTCTGGAAGACGTTCTTGCGCTCGATACGTGCCCTTACCGCCTGATGCACGCGGTTGATCCACTGCGTCATGATCAGCACGTCGCCGCCGTTCTGGCCGATCAGCGCGAAGAAGTTCTCCACTTCCTCCGGCAGCTGGTTGCGCTGGGCAACGTAGAACTCGTGCACCTCATCGATCACCACAAGCGCATCTTTGAACTCATCGGGGATGCACCACTGACCGGTATCCGGATGCCTGGAGCAGACGAACGTTGTTGCAACGTCCTTGGTCTCCACCAGCGTCAGCAGCTTGTGGACTTCATCCACGGGCATGTTCAAGTATTCGGCGATGCGCTCATGGTGCAGGCCATTGAGGCGCGCAAATACCCGGCGCCCCTTCTTGAGCGTGGGCAAGATGTGATTCTTGACTGCGTCATAGCTCTTGCCTGCGCGCGGCACGCCCTCGTTGAAAACTAGCATGTCACCACTTCCCCAAGGTCAGAATTTTCCGGGTGATGAAGAACACGATCCCGAGCGACACCACGGTCATGCACTCGGGAATCTTGAAGATGTTGACGAACCACGCGATGGTCGGCCCCGCGTTGGCGAACAGGGTGCCGAGCTTGTACTCGGTCATGAATTCGGGCACCGGCAGCTTTTCCAGTGCATGTGCGGCCAAGTCCAGGACTTGTTCGATCGCGTACAGCACAAGATCACGGAAGAACTCAACGATGGCCGTCCACAGGCGTTCCACCTGCCTGCGGATGTACTCGGTCAGATCGTTGAGCCACCCGGCTTGAAGCGTCACGAATGCGATTAGGTTGATCATGTGAGCGCGATCTTGATTGCGTGGAAGGCGGCGAACGCGAGCAGCAGCCAGCCCAGCAGCTGAAGGATGGCAACGATCTCAGGCTTGCACAGGAAGTCGAACGTCATGGCGTCCCAATACGCCGTCGCCGGGAAAGTGAAGATCGGGCAAGAGGCGCTGACGCTGATCTCAAAAAAGCTCTTGGTAGCGTCAATGATCGGGGCCTTGCTGACGCGCTCGGCGAAGTCGTCGTAGAGCTTCTCGACGGTCTTGCCTTCCGACTCATATAGCGCATCACCGTCGCCCCCGGGTTGCCCCGGACCATCGCCATCACCTTCGCCGGGACCTGGGCCCGGACCGGGACCAGTACCGCCACCATCCCCTCCCCCGTCGTCGCCACCACCATCGCCATCCCCCGGCCCGGTACCGCCGCCGCCATCACCGCCACCGGGATCGGTACCGCCTCCGCCATCCCCGCCCCCGTTGTCGCCACCACCGTCGCCACCTCCCGGGTCAGTACCGCCGCCATCACCACCACCGGGATCGCCACCATCACCGGCGGGCGTCGGCGCAGGGGCGTCGCTTTCAGTGCAAGAGCCACCGGTTGGGTAATACGTGAAGCCCGACGGGCTCGATGGATCAAGGCTGCTGCTGTACATGCAGCCGGTGTGACAGACGTTGACGGTTGCAGCCGTTTCGCCCCCCTGCCAGCCCATTTCATCTCCCCGCGTCTTGCAGCTGGTCGCCTTAGGCCAGCTGTAGAGGCCCCAGCCGACGCTGCGGCCGGTACGATCCCATGCGTCGTACCAGCCGGAGCCGTCGTTGCTGGGGGACTCATTGCAGCGCATGGGTTGCCAGTAGCTCGGCCCAGTCGCGATATCGGCCATGCACTTCGTGTACGCCGCGCCTTGATCCGGAAACGCCGCCGCCTGGGCGATGCCGGGCGCAAGCAGGAGGCATGCGGCAACTCCGAAATGGCTGAGGCGACGAATCACCCGCGAATCCCCATCACGACAGCGATGCCGCACAGCCCGCTGATGAATCCGGCGAATAGGCAAAGGATCATTTGCCGCCCCGCATCAGGAACAGTCGCGCCACCTTCGGGCCCGCCCACAGGCCGAACTTCAACTGCGCAATGACGGCGCAGCCGCCCAACACTGCAAGAACCACCATGCCGACCTGCAGGCCGCCAATGATCATCTGATAGTCCATATCGCTCCCCTGAAATAGAAAGGGGAGGCATGGCCTCCCCTACCCCATCGCTGCTCGGTTTACGACTTACCGAACAGACCCGCTACCTTGCGGCCGCCCCACAGGGAGAAGCCGACCACGGCGATCAGGGCCAGACCACCACCGATGGCGGTCAGCGCGGCAGCGACCGACAGGCCGGTCAGAATCGATTCGAAATCCATGTAAATCCCCTTTCATTGATTGAGTTGATGGCGGCCTACGATTTGTCGAACACAGCTGCAACACGGCCACCAATGTGCGCAGCCAAATACAAGGTCATGATCAGAATGAACGGCCCCGATGCCCATCCTGCGAGTACGTCTTTGTCCGGCACCTTGAACGCCTCGGCGAACATGGCGACAGAGGAAGCCTCTGCGCTGCTCATCAGCACATACCCCGTGCACTGATCGACGGGCTGACCGGTTGGGATCAGCGTTCCGTTCTCCCCTAAAGCAACGCAGAGGCTCATGACTTAGGCCTTCGATGCGGCCGGCGCAGCCTTGAACCCGATGGGGATCAAGTCCACGTAGCGCTTCAGCACCAGATCACCGTAGTCGCTCAGTCCGAAGGACTGCGGATCAATGTCGTACTCGCCAGCCGGGTACGGCGGACGCTGGCCGAGGCCGACACGGAACGGCAGCTCGAAGCCGTTGCCCAGGTCGAGGCCTGCGGTCTGCGAACGATTGATGGTGTTGGTCTTGCTGTTGTGCCGCTCTTCGACGGCAGCGGACTTCACGCGGCAAATGGGCATAGTTCTTCCCTCACGAAACGATGGAGTGCGTCACCCTTGGCAATACCGCGAAAACGTCCGGGGTGACCGTCACGGACGATGCGGGCCTCGCAGAAGTCGGACCATGAATCTCCGAACGCTCCGCGCAGAACACTGAGGGCCGGGCCGACCTGACGCTCCATCCAGAGCACCATTGCCTCGGCAGA